CCCTACCCCGAGCGTGCCGGGGTTGTCGGCGTTGAACAGTCCCGCGTTCGACCCGGGGTTCGCGGTGAGCCGCAACCAGAGCCCGGTGTCACCGGAGAACGATATCGTCGGGAGTCCTGTGGTCTGCAACGCCTGCGCCGATGTCGGCCCAGCGAAATGCACCCCCGTGCCGTCCCCGAACCCCGGCCCGAGATCACCGAAAATCAGCGGGTTGGTTTGGGTGCCGACCACCGGCAACCCTGGGCCACTGTGCCCTGACTGCTCCGCCGCGAACGTGGACCCCGCCGGGTCGGTCAGCGGCCACCAATACAGCGGCTTGTCGAGAGTGATTTCCTGAGTGATCGGTGCGAGCATCGTCACCCGCGACAGCTGATCCATCCGGTCGATAGCGGTGATCTGCATGTACGGGCGTGACCCGTCCAACAGCAGCGGCTGCCACGACTTGATGTACCCGGTGAACCGGAACCGTTGCACCCCCGGATTGTACGAGTACCGGATTCTTTTGCGGGGGACGATGTTCGGCCAGTACGGCGACGTTTGGTCCTGCGGGGTGTAGTTCCCGCGGACGTAGTTACGGTTGGCGTCGAACAGCGGCGCCCCCGACGCATCCCGGTCGAAATTCCTCAGCGTGACCGTGAGCTCGGAGGGTGCCGGCGCGGAAAACTCCGACGTCCGCCCGAACCTGATCTGCGGAACCGCCGCGCGTTGATCCACATCAGCGGTCACATCAGTCCACACCCCGGCGGTGAACTCGATCTCCCACTTCCCCGACGGTTGCTTCCGCAGCGTGGATGCGTGCGGCATTACCGGATCCGGCCATGCGAGTTCAAGGTGCCGCCACGCGCGAAGTACCGATCCAACGTCTTCACGATCTCCTGCGCCGACCCGCCGTGGATCGTGATATTCACCGATTTGACGATGGTCTGCCCCAGCTGCCGCTCGAGGCGTTCCGTGGCTTTCTCCTGCGACTGCAACGACCGGATGAGGCGTTCGTTCGCGAGGACCAGATTCTGCTGACTGCGTAGCTGGGCACCGAACAGGGCAGACGCGGTGGTGCGACCCGCTGCGGCACCTAGGGACCCCAACTGGGTTTCGAGCGCACCGAACTGCCGCAGCTGCAACGGTGACGCACCGGCGAGGGCCTGCAACGTCGGCAACGCCGACGGCCCAGCCTCCGCGAGTTGCTGCAACACCGACGACGGGATACGGCCCCGAAGCCGCCGCAGCAGGTTCGCGAACTGCGACGCGTTGTTCACACTGCCCCGCAGGTCCGACAGAATCCCGGCAGCTGAGATGGTGCCGTACACGTCTTTGCCGGCGTTCAACAGGTCGAACGAGCCGGTGACACCGGTTTGGACGGTGCGTGCTTCCTGGTTGAACGCCTGCTGCGTGTTCGCTAACGCCTGCTGCGCGGACACCAACTGCTGGTTCGCGATCTTCAGACGGTTCGCGATGTGGACGCGGCGGGCGACAAGCGCCTCGAGTTGCTTGTCTTCCTGCTCCAATGCGCGGGTGATCGGGGAACCGAACGGGAGGATGTTGCTGACCGCGCTGATCAGCGACTTTGCGGTGGACGGTATCGCCTGTAACGACGCGCCGGCGAGGTTCCCGACTTTGTTCCGCAGCGACCGGATGGTGGACGCGTTGATGATCTGCCCGCTGGCGGGGGCGGTCCATTGATGCGGGCCGCCGGGGATCAGGAACGCGCCGTCGTTGTCACGGACGAACAGTTCCTGCCCGAGCTCATTCACCATGTACCGGCGGCCACCGAGGACACGACCACCCGTAGCACGATGCGAATCCCGGGACACCGATTGTTTCCCGAGCGTCGGGAGGACCACGTTCTGCACGTACGTGGTGATGTCGATCTGCTTCGACTTCAACGCAGCCAGGTTCGCTTTGATGGTGGCGATCTGCCCCGACGCGGTGTCACGGACGGACACAGCGGTGACAATCGACTTCGGGACCTTCCCCAGTTTGTTGATGAGGGCCTGCACCTGGTCCTTGTCAAGGCCAGCTGCGGCCGCGGCCTTCCGGATCGCGTCCTCATGCGCCTTGAAGTCAGACACGCCGGCGCGTAACCCAGCGCCGAGGCCACGCTGCTTCGCGGTCTGGTTAGCGATGGCCTGCGCATGGTCGTTCGCGCTCTGGATCGCCTGGACGATCACTTCCCGGTTCGCGCGACCGGTCGCGTTCGCCTGATCCAACGTCCCGTTATATGTCTTGGTGCGTTTCTGCAAATTCCCTAACGTGTCAAGGAACGTGTTCTGGGTTTGCTCAACACTCAACGCGGTGCCGTTGAGTCGGTCGAACGCATCCTTCAGCAGGGACGCGGCGTCACGCGTCTTGTTCAGCGCCGTCGTCTGCTTGGTCAGCGACTCGCTGACACCGTCGATGACGACACCCGCGTTGGCCTGTGCTTTGCCCAGCCCCGCTGTGGCATTAGCGGCGTTAATAGCGGCAGGCCCGTACGGGACGAGGACACCATTAACGAAATGATCGGTGGGTGGGATGACACCGAGAGCTGAGTCCCGCAGTGTGTTGATCTGGTCGCTGAACGTCCCTGTGTTGCCGGCGATTTTGTCGAGGACAGGCCCCAATAGGTAATACAAACCTATCGTGGCAGCGATCGCTGGGTTCAGCGCCGTTGAGAGGGTGGTCGCGAGAAGCCCAGTCGCGGCTGACGCTGTCCCCTCAGCGAGGGCCATCTTCTCCAGAGAGGCGGTGAGGGCACCTACGGCAGCCGAGACGGTGGACGCTACCTTCAACCCGACGATCGCGGGCGCCAACGCCTGCAGCGCACCTATCGGGATGAGGTTAATCGCCCGGCTGAATAACTGTATGAGGGTGAGGGTGTTACCGCCGAACCCGGCGAACGCTTGAACGATATGCGACGCTGTGACGAATAACGCTTTGATGGTTTCTTCAACCCGCGGAAGTTGCTGCTGCGCGTATTGCACGAAATGCGTGATCGAATCAGACGATGTCGCCCACCTCTGAAACTGCTGGGAGTCTCTGACGAGTTCGTTCCCCAACGCTGTGAACAGCGGGTTAAGCCGGGTGAACAGTTCAACGACGCCGGCACCGAGATGCCCCCCGATCTGCCCGAGCTGATCCGCGAGGCCGTGCACATCGGTTCTTACCGTCGGCATCAGGCTGTTGATGTCCCGTAATCCTTGCGTGAACCCTGGCGCTACACCATTCGCTGCGACCGTCTCAAGCGTGGTCAGGTTCCTTTGCAGTGTTTTGATCTGCGCGCCGAGCGGCGTCAACTGCAGGGTGCCGTTCTTCCACTCCTTACGGAGCCCTTCGAACGCGAGCAGGCCGGTGCCGGCGGCACCGGCGAGCCCTACCAGCGCGACCGACGCGGCTGCGGTTACCGGGATGAGGGCTGGGCCGAGCCCGACGATCGCGGTGGACAGCAACCCCAGGTTCTTGTGCGACTTCTCTGCCGACTTGTTGAGATTGTCGACGTCCCGGGCGGCCTTGTCGAAACCGGTTGCTTTCGCGTTCGCGAGGACGTCGAACGTGATCTTCTTGTCGGCCATTAGACAGCGGCCACCATCGTGTGACCGGTATCGTCGAGGGCTTTGAGGATCCCGTCGCGGACCTTCGGCGCGTCAAGCTCCAGGGGTTTACTGAACCAGCCCGGCGTGATCCGCTCCCTCACCCATGGCCGCTTCCCGTAGGTGGGGTGCCGGACAGTGCCGTCGTCCATTTCGTTCAGCTGGGAGCGGCCGGCGGCAGTGATCCGCACCCCCGCGCCTTTACCGTTCAGGCGGACGCTGGCGGAGAAGTTTGCTCTCGCGATCCATTCGTTGAGGCCACCGTGGTACGGGAGGATCTGCAGCGCGCCTTGCCGCGCGGACTTCTTCAACGGGTTCGCGAGGCGCCGCATCGTCTTCTGCAGTTCCCGCTGCTCGAGTTTGCTGGTGCCGCGGAGTACAGCGGAGAGGCGGGTCAGCTCCTCAGGCACGCCGCCTCCTAGTTGCACGGTTTGAAGGTGTGGTTCACACTCACGGGCGTGACAACCCAGGCCCGTGTTTATCTCGCGGTCGGTGTAGCGGTGGTGTTCGCGGCGTTGATCGCGTGGCAGTGGCCACTCATGGTCGACTGGTTTGGGGCGCTGTTCGGGACTAATCAGGGCGTGTAGTTGAACGTTCCCGCGCTTCGAGGTTGAACAGGGCCTGCCATTCCGCGAACTCCACCGATGACACCCGCCGCTGACACTCCGCGACGGACATGCTCAGCTGTCGGGCGAGGTGGAACCAGAACCGCCGCTCAGGGCGGCGCCGGAGTTTCCCTCCAACTCACCCACCGTCTCATCAGACAACGCAGACAGTTCGATGACAGCTTCCACGACACGGTCCAACGCCGCCGCGGACTGCTGCCCGAGCCGGCCTATGTCGAACTCGTTGAACATGTAGTCGCCGTCGTCCTTGACGACACTGAGACTGACTAGCTTCGCCCGCGAACCCGCTACCCGCAGCACCGACCCGTCAGGCTGGGCGCGGAGCATCGACGCGTCATACTCGTCCCGGGCGGTGCCGGACAGGGCCTGGACACGGACGATGCCGCCCCACTCTGGCACCTCCACATCCCGGGTCGGCAACTCCACCTTGAAGATGTCGTCCTTCGACAGGTAGGTCACGGGATCGTCACGAAGAAGCTGTAGCCGAGAAGCGCGAACCCGATGGTGACGGTCTCAGCTTTGTCGCCGCCGTTCTGGTCCGGGGACACGGCAGCGGCCTGCACCTTGAACACGTTCATCTTCTGACCGGTGACGTCACCCTCGAGCATGATCGTGATGTAGCCGACGAGCCGCGGGGTGATCAGGGACCGGATGTCCACCGACGTCGACGACTCGTAGAACGTCAACGACGAGTCGTTGAGGGTGTCCAGGCCGGGGATCTTCGTGATTGTCGTGGTCCCGAAGTCGGGGGTGTCCACGAACGCTGTGGTGACGGTGAACCCGGACACACCGTCGGTGGGGATGGTGCCGGTCATGTCGGTGCCGGCGTTCAACTCCAACCGGGTCGGCGCGGAGATGGTGGCGATCGTCGGCACCCAGTAGTACTTCCGGGTTCCGGGGCCGATGTACCGGACACCACCGAACGACAATGCGGGGGTAGGCATTTACGGGCTCCCTTACTTCGGGCATGAAAAAAGCCCGCGGCAGCGGGCTCGATGGTGGGGTTCGGTTTAGAACGGGCCGAGGATCGCGACGGTGATGGTGGTGATGGTGCCGTTGTGCTTCAGGTTCACGAACCCCGTCGAGTCGATGAAGTTCTGGATGTTGATGTTGTCGAGGGCGATGACCTTGAAACTCGTCGCTGCCATGCTGGACACGATCAGGGCGTCGGACCATTTCGTGGCGCCGGTCGGGATGGCGGGGGCTTGCGCCCCGACCGGGGTGACCGCGCCGGGGTTGTTGCCGTCCAGCACCCACAGCGTAGCGGTGCCGGGGGTGGCGCCGTTCTGGTAGATGAGGATGTAGCTGCCGCCGGATGCTGCGAACTTGTCGGCTGCGGTGGTGGCGTTGAACGTCGGCGTCACCACGTTGCCGACGGACGGCTTCTGCGGGGTCAGGGTTGCCATTACTGCTCCTCGTCCTCGTCAGGCAAGCTGACGTCTACGACCGGGGGTTCCACGGCCGGTTCCTCATCCAGCGGCGGCTGTTTCAACACCCAACCCGACTGGGTGAGCTGATCCACAGCCTCCGGTGGGTAACTGACCTCCACACCGAGCTCGGGGTGGATGAGGGTCACGTTCACGGATTCCTGCGCGAACCGCCGCTCCTCAGCCGCGTTCCGGATCAGGCCAACTAACTCCCGGTCGCTGACCCCGTACTCCCGGGCGTAGTCCAGGGCCTGTTCGATGCTCATCATCACGGTCCCCTTAGAGGGCTTTGTAAACGATCCGGAACGGCACGAACACCTGCAGCCCGTCGCTGTACGCCAACTGCTTCCACGTCGGATCTGTGAAACCCGGATTCTGGTACGGGTTCTGCGTGTCACCTTGGACAGCGGTCTCGACAGCGGCGGTGATCCCGGCGACGGACGCGCGGAGCGCGCTGAACCCACCGGAGCCGGCGTAGGCGCCAGCAACGCAGTACACCGTGACGTCCTCGAGCCGACCCTGCGCGAAGTCGCCGCGTTCACTGGCGCCATCCGCGGCGGCCACCGCTTCCCCATTCGCCGCGGCCAATACGTCTTCGACACCCACCCACAGGGCGAGGGGCAGCGGACCTGATGATGGCATCGGACCGTCGACGATCGCGACCGGTGGTGTCGCCGCGCCGAGACCAGGCGCGGCGATGAACAACGCGACGAGATGGTCCAGGAGCGTGGGGATGGCGCTGGTAGCCATCTAGAAGTACGCCTCGAGCGTCGCCGGGGACAGCAGCTCAGCCGCGCGTGGTGGGATCCCGAAACCCCACCCCGGCAGCGTCACTGTCGGTTCCGGGCCACCGAACGCCACCGGTGCCCCACCACGTTGCGTCTCCCACAGATGCTGGATGATCAACGCTGCGGCTTCGTTCACGAACGCCGGCACGGCGGTGCCGAGCCCGGCGGTGTAGGTGACGAGGTAGAACGGCCCACGGGACCAGAACGGCAGCTGCAGTTTGCGGCGGATGATCCCCGTCACCCCGTCAACGTCCAGGTCCGAGAGGGACAATGGGACGTTGTCGACGACGTCCGCGATGGACACGACGGACACGAGCGGCCGGTACCTGACTGTCAACGTGCGATATCCGGAGCCGGCCCGGACCCGTTCGTTGGTGATCTGCCGGGTGATCACCGGCCCACCGATCGTCTTCTCAATCAGCGCGGTGATCGTCGCGATCTTCCGCTGAAGCTCCGAGTCGTTGCTAGTGTCCGACGCTTGAATGTTCAGCATGTCCTTCGCATCCTGCAACGGCAGGACGGTGACCTCGAACGGGTCGTACGTGTCGAAGGAGCCTTTGCTGCCGCCACCTGCGCCGCTGGCGAGGGTGATCTGCCACACCCACGGGTAAAACCCGACCGGGGTCGTGTCGGCGAGGGGCAGATCCTGGTGGTAAAGCCCGGTGCCGTCATGCGCCGGCGATGAGTAGGTTTTGACGGTGCCGTCGGGTTGGTGAACGACGAGGCTGATCGCTGACGCGTCAGTGAGTGTCCCGGTGGAGTCTCTTACGGTGACCGGGATGTGGACGGTTTCGAGACCAGCCAGGTAGCGGGCCATGACCTAGCCGACGGCGCTTTCGTAGGCTTGCTCCCATAGCCGCCAGCCGTCTTCGATGGTCCAGGCGCGGGCCTGTTCGCGGGCGGCGTCGCCCATCTCGTCCCGCATCTGCGCGTCGAACACGAGGTCGGTGATCCTCGCCCGCCACTCCTCCGGCGAGTTCACCAAGAAGCCTGTCTTCCCGTCGACGACATAGTCGGAGTAGGGGAGGCGGTTGGAGGCGACGATCGGGATACCGAGCGCACCCATTTCGAGGGCGCGGAGCCATGTTTTGCCGCGGTTGAACGGGACATCAGCGGACGGGGCGACCGCGATGTCGAAGTCGATGTGCCGGTAGTAGGCACCCACGTCGGGTTCCCACCGCGTCCACCTCGACCTTGAGCGGAGGTCGCCGAGCAGCGGTGAGAAGTCGAAGCCGATGAAATGGGTTTCGGTGCTGGGGTGGTCAGTGAGAACGGTGCGGAGGGTGTCGGCGATCTCCACCATGTCGACGAGGTGGCTGGTGCCGCCGGCCCACCCGACCGTCACCCGGTCTGGGTGCGGCTTCCGCGCTTTCGGTTGATCCAGGAGCGCGGCTTTGACGTGGTTGGGGAGGATGCGGATGTTGTCGTTGTACGGCCGCACCGTCTCCGCGAGGTATTCGTTGGTGGTGGTGACCATGTCACACAGCCGCAGGCAACGCCGCACGCCTTCCCGGGCGCGGTCGTCGGCGAGGTGGGGTAGGCCGGAGGAGTCGACGTTCAGCATGTCGTCGTCGACCTCGTACACGAGTTTCGTACCTTGCCCAACGAGGCGCTCAAGCATGCGGGCGCCTTCCTTACCGGCGGGACGCTGCAGGACGAGGACGTCGAGGCCGTTGACGTCTTTCGGGCCGGGAATGGGGCCACCGGGTGGCATGACCCCGGTGATGTGCTGCGACCGGTCGTCGAGGTGTTTGAACGGCAACCAGATCCGGTAGTACGACGAACCGTCGTACGAGTGGGGCATGGCACCGATCGTCAACGTGGTCATGCGGTCGCTTTCTGCCGGGGCCGCCCGTAGGCGTCCATTTGGGCTAGCTGGTAGGAGGCATCGCGTTGCGCCCGTAGTTCCGCATCCACGGCGAGGTCGGTGGGGACGCGGACAACGCCGATACCACCCCACGTGTCCGGCCACGCGATGAACCGTTCAAGGTCACCGTCGAGGGTCGCCCAGAACCGGTGGACCTGAATGTAGGGCTGCGGCAAGTGAGGGAGGATGTCATGGAACCCGACCAGGCCACCCGGACGCACCAGCGGCGCATACATTTCGTAGTCGGCTTTAACGCCGTCATAGCTGTGGTCACCGTCGATGAACAGCATGTCCACCGGCCTGCCGGCGAGGACATCCTTGAGTTGGTCCAGAGTCGCCTGCGAGTGGCTGTCGCCGCACACCACCGGGCAACCCAGCGAGTTCAGCCGGACCACGTCCTCATGCCCCGGCGGCGGCAAATCGACACCAATCACGGTCGGGCTGATCTGTTGCCACGCCCACAACGTCCCCCCGTCGTACGACCCGACCTCAACGACCACCTCGAGGGGGTTGAGGTCCATGGCGAGGGCGAGGAACCCAGCGAGCTCGGCGTCTTTCTGGATCGCGCCGTGATCCTTGATCGCGGTCCTCGCGATCGCCAACGGATGCATCAGTGATCGGGCTTCTTCGGCGCCGGCTTGTCCTCATGCTTCGGTTCCGGCTTCTCAGCCTTCTCCGGGGGCTTCTGGTCGATGTCTTCCTTCAGTCGCGGGTCGTGACCCTCAAGCTCGTCATACACGCCCATGTGTCCTCCTTGAATCTCCGCGGTAAGTCCATGTGCGCCGGCCGGTCACGTGGTGGAACTGCGCCCCGGCGTCCAGCAGGCTGAGCAGAAATAGGTAGTCCTCGGCGTGCGAACCAGCGAAACCGTCGCCCATTGACCCCGGCTCCGGGAACCCACCGATCGTCTCGATCAGGTCGCGCCTGACGAGGTTGGTCATCATGATGTAGCTACCCCGCCGGTGACGGCAGTGCGAGCAACGTTCACCACGACGAGCGTCGAAGTGGTCCAGCTGCTCTAGCCCCCACGGAATGTGGATCGGCCCGCGCACGGGTACGCCTTTGTAGCAACACACCAACGCGTCCTGCATACCTGGCGGGTCAGACTCCGGGTAGGTGCCGATCAGGTCGGCGCCGGACTTGTTCGCTCCAGCGATCAGCGTCTCAAGATGATCCCGATGGAACGAGTCATCGTCGTCGAGAAATGCGACCCACGGACTGGTGACCTGCGCGAGCGCTCTATTGCGGGCCACATGCGCGCCCGCACGGTCATGGTCTATGTAGATGACGATTTTTGCTGGTGGAGCGGACTGCCGGTCAACTGACCGGACAGCCCGCTCCAACCAGGTCGCTCGTTCCGGCAACGATGGGATGACAACCGTCACCTCACCGCTGGTGATCATTCAGGAGATGGTGAGGTACCGGAACCCGGCCGTCGTCCCCGTCGTGGACCCGGTCCGCCAGAACATGTACCAACCCGCTTCACCAGCCGGCAGCTGCGCCGCCGAACCAGTGCCCTTGATCATCGGGTCATACAGCATCGACACACCGACGCGGTCGGCGATGATGAACTGGTTCCAGTCACCGAACATCAGCGTGATGGATGCGGTGCCGGACGCAGCGGACGTGCCGGTGGTGGTGGACGAGAAGTCGGACGCCTCGTACACCGGCTGACCGAGCAGCGACGCCGGCGTGTTGCTGGTGAGGTTCGCCCAGAACCCGCCGCCGCCGTACTGGTCCATCGACCGGACCTTGTTCAGGATGACGAGGTTCCCGAGGAACGCCGCAGCGGAGGACTGTCGGAACCGGGGCGGCAACGCCGCCTGCAACGCGGTCACGTCCGGGATCGCTGCGGTGCCGTTGAACGCTGTACCGGTCGCGCCCGGGGCGACGCGGGAACCGGTGCCCATCGCGGACAGGATCCCCAGCGGGGCGTTCGTGCCGGAACCGGTCGCGAAGTACGACGACTCGATGCGGTCCTTCGCGTCCGCGAACAGTCCCGGGAGTTGCTCACCGAAGTTGGTGTCGTCCGCGGCTTCGTAGGTGGCCAGCACCCACGCCGCGAACTTCTTCGGCACCGCCTGGATCTGCGCGAAGTCCGACGGGGCGGCGTCGGCGGCGGTCGCGCCTTCAGCGACCAGCGCCGCGTTCACACCCGCGGAGTTGACACCCTGCCACGCGTTCGACGTCGTCTGCACGATCCTCGAGACGCGGCGGAATGGGTTCGCGGACGCGTTGTTCGTGAGCACGATCGTCGGGTCCAGGACGTACGGCAGCAGGTAACCGCCGGATGCGTTACCGAGTTGGATGGCACGCATGCGGTGGTCGTTGTCGAGCGGCGACGCGAGGTAGGACCGGAACGCCTGCCGGTATTCCTCGCTGCCGGTGAGGAGGATGTGCCGGGCGATCTGCGGGTCGTCCTGCGCCCGCAACGTCGCGGCCTGCGCCTTGTCGTCGGCGAGCCCCACCCAGCCGCGTTTGTTGTCGGCCTCGAGGAGGTTCAACGCGCGGGACCGGAGCTCTTCCCCGCCGATGAGGTTCGACCGGACCCGGTCCATGTCAGCGAGCGGGTCTGGGTTGTTCCGGATGAACACGTCCGGGGCCCGGTTGACGCTGCGGGACGATGGTGCGGTGTCTTCCCGGTTGTCGTCGTCGGTGCTGGCAGCGGCGATCCGTTGCAGGTTCTGCATCCGCTGACGCAGCGGCTCCGCCTCACCCTCAAGCTGGTCGTGTTCGGCGATGAGCGTGCCCTGGTAGTTCTCGTCCTCTTCGGACGGGTTCTGCGTCTGCGCGAGCGACGCAAGCTCGGACCTGATGGCCCGCAGCCGGGTTTCCTTGTCTTGCAGGGTGCGGTACTGCGACGGCATGCCCTGCACCTGGTCGTCAGGCATCGTGGGGTCCTTCCTCTAGTGCCTGATGAGGAATTGCGCGTAGCGGGCTTGCATTTCCGCTTTGCGCGACCGAGTCGAGTGCCCGGAGGGCGGGTCGTCGGCGGCGGGACCCTCATCGGAGGATGTGCCAAACCCAAGCGAGTCCCCGGCGGGAGTGCCTGAGCGGAAGAACGATGCGAGCCGTTCAAACTCTTCGGGTGGCAACGCAGCCAATTGCAACGCGGCCTGTTCAGCGCGGACGCTGACAATCGCTGCGTCAGGGTAGACAGGGAACGTGCCCGGGCCGAACTCCCGCAGCGTTGACTCCATACGCCGTACCCGCGGCAGGCCGGCGTGCGTACGTCGGAACCCGCCGCGGGGCACCGGCGGATCTGAGCGTTTGAACTGGCCGTTGAAACTGTAGGAGGTGATCGACCCGTCGCGGATCGCTTCAAGGATCTCGTCAGCGGCCTGCGTCTTGTGGTACCGGGCGCGGGTGAACAGCCCGTTGCCATCGACCTTGACTTCCTCGGACACGCCGATCGGCACCGAGTACCGCTCCGATGGTGTCCCGAACAGGGTTACGCCGTGGTTGAACAGCACCGGGAACCCGGCGCCGGAGCGGCGGGAGTGTTCGAGGGTGCGGTTGAACGCGGCCTTGTCGATGACTTCCTCGTAGCTGCCGTCCGGGTCGTGGACTTCGCTGGGAACGTCAAAGACGGCAGCATAGGCTTCGACGGTGCGGCCGTCGCCGGGTTTGATGGAGATGTCGTCGAGGATATAGGAGCGGGTGAAGAACCCGCTTGTGCGACTCGAGGTCTGCTGCGTGTCGCTTCCGCCGACGTCGATCCCGAATTTCTTCGCTGCTTTCCGGATCGCCGGCATCGCTTTCTCGCCGAACGGTGACTGGGGCGCCCTAGAGAGGGCGTTCTGGACGTGCGGCTTGTCGTGGATCGGGAAATGCCGCAGCGACCGCGGGACCGTCTTCCCCGACGCATCCTTCGACCCACCCGGCTCGATGTACGCGAAGTCCGAGTCCGGGAGGTCGTTGATGGACTGCGTGGTCATCTGCGCCCGTGACGACATGGGGTCGCTCCTCTTACTGCCGGCATGTTCGAGTTTCGCGTGGGTAGCCGGGTAGATACCCAACGCGGCGTGATGCGCGAGGTTGCAGTACCCATGCGCCTGCTCAGGGGTGAAATGCGCGTGTTCCTCGAGTTCCCGGGTACACCGGTTGAAGTCGCCGGGTTCACCCCACCGGATACGGGCCGCTCCCGCTCCGTGGACCCAGTACTGGTGTAGCCGTTCCGCTGACCCGGGATGCGGTGCCGGGGACTCAGCCACGCCCGGCGCCGTTCATGGATGGGTTCTTCGCCGACCCCGACGGCGACGTGCCGGGGGTGGGGAACGAATCGGGTTGCGGTGTCTTGTAGGCCGGGGTTTGCGGGTTCGTCAGCACTTGGCCGCCGCCTGCGGGTGAGCCGGCTTTCTGGCCGCCGAGCGGCGCAGCCGGGTCGAACACGAGCTGGGACAAGTCCCCGGAGGTGACCGCTGAGACGGCGGAGTCGAACGTGGCTTGCGCCTGCCGTAGCACGAGGATCGCGGCGGCGTTGACCTGGGTGACCTGCGCCCGTTCCGTCTCGGCGGCCTGCAACGCGGCGATGTCGGAGGTGTCGTACCAGAGTTCCACACCGCGGGGCGGGATGTTCGGAACGAGTTTCTGCAGCGACGCGCAGCCGGACCGCCACAACGGTCGCGCGGTCAGGTCCGCGAACCGCCGCAACGCGTCCGCATAGGCCTGGCCCGGTGTCCTTGCGGCGCCGCGGAGCCCGATAACGATCGGGTCGACACCGCCGGCGGAGCAGATACGTTCCGCGCCGGCGCCTTGCACGTTCGCGAAATCCAGGTCATTCAGGCCGGCGCCGAGGGTGGGGTCCGCGCCCTGATCAATGATCAGGGGTTTGAATGCGTTGCCGGTGCCGCCGTACTTCGCCCACAACCGTTCAATCACCGCGTCCACGGTCTCCGGCCGCAGCTTCTGCTGATACTTCACCGCGATCACAGGCGTGCCGTGGTCGAGGTACTCATTCTTGTACTGCGTCATCCCCGAATCGGCGAGGACTTCCCGGGTGACGGGTGTCAACCAGGACATGCCCCGGAAATTCGCCAACGGATCCGGATACGGCGACCAGTGCGCGACCTCGTCGACGGTGAAGAACTGCGCGTCCTCACCCCGCATCAGACCGCCCGTGGTGGACGGGTCCCAGTCGTAGCCGATGACCTCCCGATACCGCCCCGAGGGGCCGGTTACCTCTTGGGAGATGATCGACACTTCCCGCGGCGGCAGCCGCACCAACCGGTCGTCGGCGGCTTTCCAGATGTAGGCGTTCCCGTCGATCGAAACGTCCTGCTCCATCCGCGCCCACAGTTCACCAGCGGTGGCGTTCGGCCACGGATACTCCAGAATCCGCAGATCCTCAGTCCCGTACAGAGACTTGTCGACCTTGTTCCGGAGTTTGAACGTCGCTTCCGCGAGGAGCATCTGCCGGACCAGGATCACCGCGAACACGACCCCGTTGGTGTTGTATGCCTGCTGCGCCGCCAACACGAGGTTCTGCGCGGAGAACTCCCGCCGATTGTCGATACTGGTCGTCATCAGCACGGCAGCGCCGGACGCCATACCTTCGTAGTAGCCCTGCACCCGGTACCGGTCCAGGACCCGGTCGAGGAGCCTCATGCCGCCCTGCGCCACCGCTCCAGCACCTCTTCATGCCCCGACCGGGTGCGCCGGGGCTGCGACGGCCGTAGGAGGGCGTCAGCGCCCCACGCCGCGCTGCCGAGCATGAGGACGATGCCGACCATCCACGGCGCGATCAGCCACGCACCACCCACCATGCCAGCGACAGCGGAAAGCAGTTGCGTCTGCGGTGCCCGGACCGCTCGGCTAGTAGCTTGGCGTGCGGACGTCAGCATGCCCCGAAACAACGTCAGCGCCGTTCTCAACGATGAAACGATGCGCGTCCGCCTGGTCCCTAGCGCACTGCGCCGCCGCCGACGCCACACCAGCCGCCACTGCGGCAGCAGTGTCGCCCAGCCCATTGGGGGCGTCCTGGTTCTCGGTTTGGTAGTTGCCACTCATATCACTGCTCCCCAGGCATCTCGCTGATCGCCAGGCCGTCGTCCCAGTCATAGGACACGGTGTGGCCGTACAGGCCGCCGGTCATCGCGTGGCCTTCCTGCATGTTGGCGAGGCCTGCGGCTACCGCCTGCGCCAACCCGGACGAGACGGTGCTTGTTAGGTCGGTCGACGGCTGCGCCACCGTTGTGTTCACGGCGGCGTCCCCGGTCGCGCCGTTCCGTTCCTGCTTCTCCGTGTACGCCACCAGAAACCTCCTCAGAACCTGACTGTCAGATCGTCCGGGCTCAGCCCCGCGCCGCCGTACACCGTGTGCGCCCAATACGCGAGGGTCACCGCGACCAACGGCGTTATGTCGACGGTGGATGCCTTCCGGCCGAACGCCCACACCCCATCACCGAGCGGACGCCGTTTCGCGCCGGCGACAGCCAACTCCAGCTCCCGCTGCGGGCCGTGCAACACGGCACGCTGCGCCAACGCATCCACGAACCCCGCAGCGGCGGTAGTGACCGCTTTCGTGTCCGCCACCGTCAACCACAGACCCGCGGTTTCGAACTCCGGGATCAGCGACGCCGCCGGGCCGCCGCCGTCGAGCACGAACATCGCATGCCCGTGGTCGTGTTCCAGCTCCCGGCACCGCTCCGCAACCCACCCCGTGCCGGGGCGGCGTTCCACGAGCTCCAGATGCGCCAGGTCACCGTTCGAGCCGGCTACGCCGATCGACGTCCACGCCCGGTCCAGCGACACCTCGATCCCGAACGCTGAGATCGACTCGCACGATGATGTCTCGTCCTCGGTGGCGACCCAGCCGGCGACCAGGGACGCGCCGCCGTCCATCTCCAGCCACTCGCCGAGCCGTTCCCGGGCGAACGTCTCGTCGTCCATGTCCGCCCGCTCGTCGGTGATCGTCTCCCACAGCAGCCGGACACCGACGGCCGGGTTCGACAACGCCACCGACTCGTCTGACGCCGCGTCCGCGTCGAGTTCGCAGGACCACTCGTCCCACCGAAGCCGCCGATCCTCGGCTTTCTTCGCGACCGCCCGGATACGGGTGAAGACTTCGCCGTTCATCGACGGCGCCGGCGGCGTACCAGCGAACACCAACTGCGGGTTACCAAGCGGCGCAGCCGATACCGTCGGCCGCAACGCCGCCAACACCTCGTCGGAGAGTTCCTGCGCCTCATCCATCACGATCACATCGACCGTGAACCCACGCCCCGACGACTTCGACCGGGCGATGAACTCCACCGACGCACCGTTCCGCAGATAGATGCCCTGCTGCGGCGCCCGCCGGATGTCCTCCACCAGCGACGCGAGCTCCGGGTACTGCCGCTCGTTGTCGAAGAACCCCAGCAGCCGCTCAAACGCCTTCCGCGCCGTCTTCACCTCATGCGCCGTATGAAGGAACTTCTCCCCCAGAAAAACCATCCCGAACAGTTCCCGCATCTCCAGCAGCGCGTTCTTGCCGTTCTGCCGCGGAACCGCCAACCCACACCGCGACGCAGCCCACTTCCCATCGCCGCGGCGAGCCAACCAGCCCCGCAGCACGTCACGTTGCCACGGATCCGGCTCCAGCCCGTAGTCACCCGCAAGTTTCGCCGCATCGTCGCCGTCCTGGTCGTCGACCGCGTCCGGCTCGAGCCGGATCCGCGGAGACTGGGTGCCGCTAAGCGCCGCGGCGGGCCCGGCGCTCACGCAACTCGTCCAGCGGCGTCTTCACAGCCGGCCGCCGCTTCCGCAACCGATCCATCAGGCGGTCAAGCCGGTCCGCGGTAGCCGCCGCACCCATCGCACCCTTCTGCGCATCCAGAAGCCCAGCGAGCGCGAGCACAATCGACGCCTCAGCAGTCTCCGCGAGCCCAATCACCTCGAGTTCGGCCCTGTGCGCCCGAACAACCGGCCCATCCGGACCGTCCGACGGCTTCGCGTCGCAATCCCGGCACAGCTCATGGTTCCCAGACTTATGCCACCGCAGCCGCTTAGCGCGTAACGCTGCCGAGTCGGCCATGGTCACCCTCCGTCACCGCGTCACGTGACGTCACGGTGACGCTCGTAAAATTTGCTGCTTGGCGGGTCAGGGCTGCCATGGTCCCACCCGTGCGATCTGTCCGGATCATGCCAGTCCGAAGCCGAGGGCGCTGAGGTCGTCAGCCTCATCCTCGACCGGTTGGGGTGGTGCTGTGCCTGTCGTTGCCCATAGCCGCGCCTGCTGGTCGCTGAGGTAGGCCACTTGCACGGCCCTGGCGTGGTCGCCGGTGACTACGTGCATGCGACCAGGATGCGTCGAGCGTAGTGGTGGTGTGATGTCGGGTGCGAGCATCGCCCAGGTGTTGGCGCTGCTGTTGCCGCCGATGATTGGTGTGGTGTTCTCTCGTGCTGCTGCGCCGCTGCTGCCGCCGAAGGCGTTGGCTGTGCCCTTCTGGGACAGGGCGCATACGTTGACCAACGCTTGGCGTCCGGTGTAGAGGGCGGCTTGTAGTGCCATGACTGCGGGTGAGCGTTGGAGGTTGACGCCGCGTGGTCGGTGGTTCTGCCAGTGGGCTTGGAGGATGTCGGCTGTGGCGTTGAGTTCTTCGGCGATGACGAGTAGCCGCGGGTGGTTGGTGTGGCCGGCTTCGTAGCGTGCGGCTATCTCGGTTTGCAGCGCTAGCAGGGAAGCGTGGATTTCTTCGGGGCTACGCGCGTAGGTGACGCCGGGTAGTCCGTCGGCCCAGGTGTGGGAGATCTTCTTGTAGTCGAGGATCAGGAGTTGTCCGCCGTGGTGGAGGACGTGGGCTCCGATGATGCGGGCTGCTGAGGTTTTCCCGCCGCCTGATGGGACTGAGATGAGGATGTGTGGGGTTTCGGAGTCGAAGTCCAGGGTGATTGGTGTGTTGCGGCTGCCAAGCCCGAGTGTGGGCATGTGAGCTGGGGCTTGCGCGAGGTGTTGTGAGATGTCATCCCAGCCGACCAATCCGGGTGGTTCGGGTGAGTGTTGGAGCGTCAAGGTGGGTGTGGCGCCTTGCATGGTGTAGGTGGGCTCCCATTCCCCGCCGAGTTTCCCTGCGGCTATGGCGGCTACGCGTTGCTGTTGGTCTTCGGTGCCGGGGAATGTGGCGGGTAGTTGGATGGTGACGCCGGTTTGGCGGTAGTTGGGTGGGCAGTCGATCCAGTCGCGGTGGTGGATGCCGGTGGCTTGCCCGACTGCGGGGGTGAGTGTTTGGGCGAGTGGTTTGGTGACGTGCCAGTGGTGGCGTTGGGTGCGGGCTGCGCGTACACCGCGCATGGCGGGGTGGGCTGCTGCTGCTGCGCCGACGGTGGTTGTTGCGGCGATGGTGATGAGGGCTTCGACCTCGAGGCCGAGGATGAACACCACTGGACCCAAGATGGCGGCTAGCCGCCAGGTGGCGCGTTCCCAGCCGGCGAGTAGCGCCCATGGTGAGACGTGGCCGGAGATGTCGAGGGCGTTGCGTCCGCGGTGGAGGAATGTGCCGTCGGAGCGGCGTTTCCCGTCGAGGTGGTGGCCTGCGAGGAACCGTCGTCCTACGGGTTTGGTGGCGAGTAGGGCGGTGAGGAGGAACGCGGCGATGAGGAGCGGCATGACTTAGCGGATGGCCAACAATTGCTTGATGGACGCTGCTTGTGGGAGTCCGTCGAGTACGACTGCGGCTCGCCATTGACTGCAGCATTCGATGCAGAGCGAGATGCGGTTGCCGTTCTGGCATGTCCAGACATAGGCGGCGGGTTGGTCGTGGCGTCGGCCGTCCCAGATGTGGGCGCATGGCCAGCAGACTTCGCTCATCGCTGCGGCATCTCTCACGTCAGGGCTGGGATCAACAGGACCAGGGCCAGCAGAATGACCGCTGACACTGCGCCGATCCAGCGGGAGCGTTGGTATCGGCGTAGCTCCCGCTCGAGGAGGTCACCAAGCCCGGGATCGCCAGGGGCGTGGGTGGCGTCGGTTGGCTCTGCGACGCGCCACTTCACGGCCACCCTGGGCAGCTCCGTGTTTGCGGTTGCAGTCGGCGCAGCTAAAGCCGATGTAGCCGGTGCGGGCTCCGTTGTGGTCGTAGTGGAGCGCACTGCGGGTAGCGCCTGACGGGAGTTGTTCACGTTCGCCTTTCCACATGGTGCGGTGGCAGCGGGCGCATGGTGTGTATTCGGGGAGTCGTGCGTAGGCGGCTGCGCGGAGGCGTTGGTGTGGGGTGCCGTAGCCGCGTTCGGTGGTTGTGCCTTTAGTGGCGCCAGCGAAGCCTGGCATGTCAGTGGAGTTGGAAGACGGCGGGGACGAGTGCTAGCGCGAGGCTGGCTGCGATGAGGGCGAGGACCCATGCGCGTTCGATGCCAGCGAGAATGCATGCTGCGGCTGCGGTGAGGAACGCGAGGATCTGCCAGGTGTGCATGCTTGCGCCTTCCCGGGCGTGAGAGAAGCCCGGGCCGGGAGGGTGGCTCGGGCTTCTGGGTCAGGGCATACGTGTCCTGAGCGGGGTCAGCATACAACATCAAGTTGCCCTCCGGCATCTTCGGTTTGTCGGCGTGTCGTGAGGGCGACGCCGAGGTCAAGCAACGGATCGCCGCGGAACCACGCCGCGGAGCAGGCGCCACATTCCGCGGCGCGGATGAGTCCGTCAGCGAAGTCGATGAGTAGCGCGGGGACACGCTGCGGGCCGTCGGCGCCTTTGAGGGTGATGTGGGTGGCATGGCATAGCGGACATGGTGTGTCCCGGATACGCCGGGGCTGCGGCGGTCGCTCGATCCCCAGGGTGATGATGATCTTCTGGGACCAATGGGTGATGCGCCATGTCCACCAGTGGGTGAGGTCGTCGTCGTTCGTGGCAATCACGATGGAGGCGAGGTGGCGGATGGATGCGGGGATGTCGATGGCGATGCCGTTGCGGCGTGGGTGTTGGGCGTGGCCGTGGAGGGCGTCGAGGGTGGTGGTGTGAATGTCGGTGCGGAGGTCGAGGCAGTCGACGCTGATGGGGATGCGGTAGCTGCTGGAGTGTCCGCCGGTGCCTTGTTCTTGGCCGGTGGGGATCGCGTCGGTGAGTTGGGTCCAGAGGCTGGGGGTTTGGGTCCAGTCGTGTTGGCCGTTGTCGCGGGTGAGCCGTATTTGCCGTGGCTGCGTTAACGCGTCGACGGCGGCCCAGAGCGCGGCAGTGGTCATGTGGGCTCCTTCTCGCGGGGGGTGTCCCGTGTCGTGCGGGGTGGTTTGTAGCGGCGTTGTTCGGGTGACCTGGCGGGGTAGGTGACGTCGCGTCGGGCGTTACGGCCGAGGGTGACGGTGAAGGCGTGGGCTAGACGGTCGATGTCGGTCATTGGTCGGCCCAAAGATCATCGGGGGTGGCGTTGATCATCGTGGCTTCGACCGCAGCCAACGCGCCGGACTCGTCCGGGACGACGAGCCGGTGCAGCACGGCAGGGCGGTCCAATTCGATCGTGTACGAGACCACGAGACCATCGCTGCTTCGGCATGTGACGGTGATGCCGAGTTCGGTCGAGCCTATTTCCAACTCCCGGTAGAGCCGATCGACGGCGTCTCGTAGTCCGTGCCACGCGGGGTCGAGGAGCCGCGCGGCGTGTGAGCTACGTCGGTCGGTCATTGCCCGGCTCCGAGCGCGGCTTCGGGCGGCAGACCGGCGTTTTGGATCATGGTTTTTGGCTCCTGTTCGCGCGCGTGGTCTGTGGTTGCTGTCCTAACTTGGGTTGCATGGTGGGTTCCTCGCAGGGCGACCATAATTTTCGTCGGTTTTAAGTACCTCAATGCAACAGCACCTGAACAGGGCTTTAGGTTGCTTTTGGTAAGGGCTACGTGGCGGGGCGCCGAAGACCCCCGAAGCCTGCAGGTTTCGGGGGTGTGGGCATGGTTCGATGGTCGCGGCGGCCGCCGCGTGTCGAACTGGGGTTATGTGGGCGGCTCTTCGGGTGCTACCCTCGGATACGCGTTGTGCAGCTTGTTGCGGCGGTGGGTCACCTGATCCCCGCCGCCGCTCCTTTTCAGGAGCGGGATATGCGTGACTCTAGCATCGGGTTGTCCCTCAGCGATAGACGTAGCCC